AATATGCCTGGCACTGTGACCACCTCAGGGGCTGCTAGGAGCGCCGCAGGGGCTTCTGGAGGCGGTATGTTGTCTCGTTTGTCCATGGTCCTGCCTCACCTCGCTGCAGCCGCCTCTGCTCTTAACGCTGGCTCTGCAAAAGCTCCTGGGCTGACTGCTGAGCAACGGCAAGAGTATTACAACGAGGCCAAAGGTAAGCGTCAAATGGAGCTTCGTAATCAGCAACTCAAAGCTGACAAAGGTTCGTTTGATGACGCCTTTGCTGCTGCTCGCCAAGCTGGCCGTCAAGACTTTTCTTGGAGAGGCCGTAAGTACAACACCAAAATGAAAGGAGAAGACTGATGGCTGACAAGAAGAAAGGACCCTGTTGGAAGGGTTATGAAATGGTTGGTATGAAGAAAAAGGACGGTCGTCCTGTTCCTAATTGCGTTCCCAAAGGTAAATAGTCATGCCGTCATTTGAAATCAAACGTGAAGGTCAAAAACCCAGCGGTGGTGGACCTAGCCTTCCTTCCATTCAAGAAACCAAACCCCTTCCTCCTGGGCATCAATATCGGCCTGGGTCGATTGATGTAAAAGCTGTACGTCTTGCGTACAAGATGAAAAAGGGTTTTAGCGGTGTGGCCTAATGGACCCTTCTTTCCTCCTTTCACTTTTCCTTGGTGCTACCAGTGTTGCTGGCGGTGCCTTTGCTTGGTCGCACAAACGTCACATGGAACTAGATCGCCGTATTGACCAAGTGGAGATGACGGTTCACAAAGAGTTTGTTAGAAAGGACGAGCTGATGCCAATGATGGACCGGATCGACAAACAGATCCAACACATCGACGAAAAACTCGACCGGATTTTACTCAATGGCCGACATCTCACTCCGTGACGTAGCTAAGTATTACAACAATCAAGAACATCAAAACTTTGCTTTGGACTTCCTGCAGGAGAACCTTGCTCCTGGGATCCTGGCAAAGTTTTCTGATTTGTGGCGATCAGGACCCAAGAATCAAATCCCCAGTAACGGCTCGTGGGACGGTGTAGTAGAACTTGCTCGTGAAGCTGGAGCCAAGTTTCCAGAGCTAGTAGCTGCTCAATGGGCTCTTGAAAGTAATTGGGGTAGAAATACATCTGGTACTCACAATTATTTCGGATTAAAAGGTAAAGGTACAACAACCTCAACGACGGAGTACGTCAATGGAGTACCTATTTCTATTCGGGACGGGTTTCTTAATTTTGGCTCTCTCAAGGAGTGTGTTGAATATCTTGTTACCCGTTGGTACAAAGACTACAAACAATACAGCGGTATTAATAACGCAAAAACGACGTTAGAAGCAGCTCAACAACTAACAAAGCAAGGGTACGCAACAGACCCTGCCTACGCAACAAAGCTGATAACTCTTGTCCAGCGTCAAAAGCCGAAGCAGGAGGTCCAGCAAACGGGAAAGTTGCTCAAGGTACCTTACGAGTACCAACTAGACAATGGACCCACTGGGTATCGGGAGTGTTTTAGCTCTAGCTGCGCCATGGTGGCTAGCTACTACAACAAGATTAAAGGTGACGATGCGTATAACAAGCTCAGAGCTCGCTTTGGAGACTCAACCAGCGTTGATGCTCAGCTCAAGGCTCTTAGGCACCTTGGACTAGATCCTAAATTCATCCAGAACGGCACCCCAGAGCTCCTCAGAGGCGAGATAGACGCTGGTAGGCCTGTAGTAGTCGGATGGCTCCACAAGGGCCTTGTAGGGGCTCCTAGCGGCTCTGGGCACTACAGCGTCATCATTGGCTACACAAGTGGTGCTTGGATACATCACGACCCAAATGGTGAGGCCGATGTAGTCCGTGGTGGATATGTCAATCACACAAAGGGAAAAGCTGTGGCTTATACCCAAAAGAACTGGAATAAAAGGTGGCTTGTTGAAGGTCCTGGGTCGGGTTGGGCTATCTTGATCAAGAAACCGTCCTGATTATTCCTATGGACTTCTCTGATCCTTCAGTGCAAGCAGCTCTTTGGCTCAGTGCTTTTGCTGCTTCTGAACTTATTGCTGTTTCTAGGTTGAAAGAAAACAGTCTCATACAATTGGGAGTGAAACTGTTCCGAGTTATCTATGGCAGCCGCTCCAAAAAAGTCTCTAAATAAGACTGAGGGTCTGGCTTCAGAAGATGATCTGTTTAGTCTTCACCGTCTGGTGGCTACCAAACTGATTGATCAACTGAACCGTGATGACGTAAAAGCGTCTGACCTCGCTAACGCTATTAAATTCCTAAAAGACCAAGGTATTACTGCTCTTAACGGCGGTGATGTTTCTGCTATTTCTGAGATGATTTCTGCACTGCCAGAGGTCGATCTGAAGAAAGTTCGGTCTTATATTAGTGCTTAGGAATTAACCCTTCCTATATGTACAAAGCAGAGCCCTCGGTATGGTGATTCGTTCGCCATCCGGGGGCTTTGTCTATTTGACACCAGAGGCTGCTATGGCGAATCTTCAAGCCCTCCAGCGTCGTGAAGCGGTTAAACAGTGGAGACAATCAATCAAAGAAGCTTTTGGCTGTAAATGCGCCTACTGCGGTGTCCAAAGCTCTGAACTAACTCTTGATCACGTTCACCCCAAAACAAAAGGTGGTGAGGATTTAGCAACCAATATCGTCCCAGCTTGTAAGCGTTGTAACCACGAAAAGGGTAGCTTTCATTGGAAAACTTGGTTTCAAAGCACTCCTGACTATTGTGAGGAGCGAGCTACGCAAATTGAGCAATGGACGAACAATTACCGCCTATGCCCAATCTCAATCTCTCCATAGAGCAGCAGCTACGGGTGGAGCGAATGAAACGGGATATCCCAAACGCAGACCGTAAAGATTTGGAGAAGTACCTGCTGCACTTCATCCAAATGAATTTGATCCTGCAGAATAACCTGAGCCAAGTGTTTAAGTGGGCTCACGACAATGCCAAGGACTTCAAAGCAAACTGAGCAAATTATTGCGGATGCTGTAGCTAGTTTCCCTGTATTTGCTACTCACCTTTGGCACTACCTACGACTTCCTAGCCCTACACCAGTTCAATATCAAGTTGCTGACTACCTACAGGAGGGTCCTAGTCGGCGCATCATCATGGCGTACAGGGGCTGCGGTAAAAGCTTCCTGACGGCTGGTTATGTGCTGTGGAGACTGCGACGGGATCCAGACTGTAAGGTTCTCGTTATCTCTGCAGCTCAAGACCGTGCGGATGCGTTCTCCGTCTTTTGTCATGACCTCCTTCGTAACTGGTTCATGGTCAAGGACCTTTTCCCTAGCGATACCCAACGGTTCTCAAAAGTTGCTTTTGACGTTTACGGGGCAAAACCAGATCAATCTCCCTCTGTGCGTTCAAGCGGCATCTTTGGGCAAATTACTGGCTCTCGTGCTGACCTCATCGTTGCAGACGACGTGGAGACACCACAGTCCTGTGAAACCCAACTCATCCGAGACAAGCTGCGTGAATCCATTAAAGAGTTTGACTCGGTGATCAAGCCAGGTGGGGAGATCGTGTTCCTTGGCACTCCCCACACCCAAGACAGTGTTTACGCAAAGCTTGAAGTCTCTGGCTATGAAGTCAGGATTTGGCCTGCTTTGTACCCCACTAACAAGAAGTTCAAGGACTACTACGGTGACCGCCTGGCCCCCAGGATCAAAGCCGACCTTGCGGAGGACCCTGGTTTAGCAGGCCATCCCGTAGATCCCAAACGTTTTGATTGGAACGAACTGGAAGCCAGACAGCTCTCCATTGGTCGGTCTACGTTTAACCTCCAGTTCCTGCTGGATATCTCCCTGAGTGACGAGGAACGGTTCCCTCTTAAGCTCAGAGACCTCTGTATCTTCCGCCTAAATCGTGAGCAAGGCCCTAATAAGGTCGTGTGGATGGCTAACGGTGATAAAGCCCTAGACCTGCCCTCTGTTGGCCTTCATGGTGATCTTTTCTACAAACCTGCCCAAATAGGGGATGAGTTTCTTGAGTACACCGGGGTTGTCATGTCCGTTGACCCCTCTGGACGCGGCAGTGATGAGCTTGGCTATGCGGTAGTTGCATATTTGAACGGAAACCTTTTCCTTCTTGCTAGCGGTGGCCTTCGGGGTGGTTACAGCGAACCGAACCTCAAGAAGCTTGCTCTCATCGCTAAGGAGTACAAGGTCAAGCAAATACTGGTTGAAAGCAACCTCGGCCTCGGGATGTTCTCTGAGCTTCTCAAGCGCTACCTCGGCACGATCTACCCCTGCGGCGTTGAAGAGGTCCGACATACAAAGCAAAAGGAACTCCGCATCATCGACACCCTGGAGCCTGTCCTTAACCAACACCGGCTCATGGTCGATACGGATGTAGTCCTTCATGACCTCTCCTCCACGGAAAGCTACCCAAGCGAAACTCGTAGCCAATACCAGCTCTTCTTTCAGCTCACTCGGATTACCAAAGAGAAAAACAGCCTCAGACATGACGACAGGCTCGACGCTCTTGCAATGGCGGTTCAGTACTTTACAGAGTCCATGGCCCTTACGGAACAAAAGGCCATAGATAACCGTCTCAGAGAGCAGTGGGAGATCGAACGTAAGTTTATCCAAGGTGATGGAGGTCTTTCGATTGATGCCATTGGATACGCCACATCGCTAGAAGACCTCCAGAAGGCTCTGTATGCCTCTTCAGGGTCTTGTAACTGGTTAGATACCTAAAAAGGGTTAGAGGGGCCTTGTAGGGCCTTTTAGGGGCCTCTGAGAGGCTTACACCAAAAAGACCCCTTTGAGACCTACGCCAAAGAGACCTCTTGACAAGGGTGCTTAGAGTCGTATTTAAAGGTACTTAAAGAGGCACTTAAAGAGCCCTTTTAAAGTGGTTTAAGACAGTTATAAAAGTGGTCTTAAAGAGGTCTCTAGCTGTCTCCTCTTTAAGGTACTTAGAGGTACTTAAAGACACTTTTAAAAGTGGTCTTAAAGAGGTCTTTAGCCGTCTACTTAAAGGCCACTTAAAGAGTCCTGTAGTACTGTTAGGTGCCTTTTAACTACTGATGAGAATGGCTAGCAGTGCAGAGAGTACCCTCCCTCCTGTTGCTTTGATCACCGTTACACCAGATGCAGAAGAACTACTGGTGTACATGGCTAGGGTCTCTAACCCAGTTAATCAAGGCGTAGGCCAACGATCAGAACGACTTATCCAATACCTCATAGACCACAAGCATTGGTCTCCGTTTGAAATGGTTCATATGGTGTTGCAAATCAATACCACCAGGAGTGTTGCTGCTCAAATCCTTAGGCATAGGTCCTTTAGCTTTCAAGAGTTCTCTCAGAGATACGCAGACGTAAAGCTGTTAGAAGCTCCTAGACCTCCTCACCTCAGACGACAAGATCCCAGTAATAGGCAGAACAGTATTGATGATTTGACTGCTGATAAAACTCAGATGTTCTACAGGCGTATTAATCAGCACTTTGAAGAAGCTCAAGACTTGTACAGAGAGATGGTCTCGGTAGGAGTTGCTAAGGAGTGTGCAAGAGATGTTCTACCCCTGGCTACTCCTACTCGGATGTATATGGCTGGAAGTGCTAGGAGCTGGATTCATTACATAGATCTACGGTCTCAAAATGGGACTCAGTTGGAACACATGAATATTGCTAACGAGGTAAAGCAGATCTTTTGCAAAGAGTTTCCTACTATTGGTAAAGCACTGAACTGGGTCTAGCTGTGGCTGAGCGTAACTACCGCAAGGAATACGACAACTACCACTCAAAGCCAGAGCAGCGAGAGAACCGTAGTAGTCGGAATAAAGCTCGTAGAAAGCTTAAAAAGGCTGGGTATGACCTCAGGGGTAAGGACGTAGACCATAAGGA